ATTGAAAACTCTTTAACAACTTTAGGCAAAAAGGATCCTGTTTCTGACTTGAACAGGGAACTCTGGAATTCTGGTGGTGAAGGATCTGCAGAACGCAATCAAGCACGTAATCAGAAACGTAAGTTAAACTATTACAGCAACATCTACGTTGTGAAAGATAGTGCAAACCCTGAGAACGAGGGTAAAGTCTTCTTATACCGTTATGGTAAGAAGATCTTTGATAAGATAATGGAGAGCATGAAGCCTGCATTTGAGGATGAGACACCAATCAATCCTTTCGATTTCTGGAAGGGTGCTGATTTTAAACTCAAAATCACTAAGGTTGCAGGTTTTTGGAACTACGACAAGTCGGAGTTTGATGCATCTTCAACACTTGGGGACTTTAGCGATAAAGAACTTGAGGGTATTTGGAAACAACAGCATAGTCTTGCAGCATATACTGCCGATGATCAGTTTAAATCTTATGACGAACTTAAGGAGCGTCTTGAGAGAACTCTTAAAGGCAACTACTCTGCTAATGTGGAGGAGGAGCAGTACGAAGAGTTACAAGCACCAACCCCAGAACCTGTGGTCAGTAGAGATACTACCCCATCCTCAAACGGGGAAGATGATACCCTATCTTACTTCGCTAAATTGGCACAAGAGTAAGTTTAGATAAAAATAGACCCCTTCGGGGGTCTTTTTAATGCCTATGTTTTTTACTACAGAACAAATAAATCCTTCACTCACTCTTCTATCTGATAACTATGCAAAGATCAGAGATGAGTTTAAGAATGTAAGAGATGAATTAGAATATACAAATTGGAATGGTAATAACGAATATACATCTATAAAGAAAAGTCCTTATGATGGATGGAAAGTTGCTCCATTATATGCAAAGGGTATTGGAATTCATAAAGATAATGCTGTTAAGATGCCAACTCTACTTAAGTTGTGTTTAAAAGCAGGTATTGTGCAGAGGTGTGGTATAAGTGTATTAGAGCCTAATAAAAGTATTGATTGGCATGTAGATACTGATCCAACATACAAAGATAAGATTATTGTCAGAGGTCTATGGGGATTAGATATCAATCCACAAGGTGAAGAGGTATGTGAGATACATTTAGAGAATAAAAAAGAAACCTTTGCGAACAATAGGTTTCATTTCTTTTGGGGAAGATCTCTGCATCATGTATATAATACTCTATCTACCCCTAGATATTGTCTTTGCTTTGATAATTTAGTGACTATCCCATAGATATGTCAGATGTAGTAGATCCAATTTGTACTTTCCTTCCTCTACCAACAATATAATAATATTTGGCAACAAAATCTTCAATAAAATTAGGTCTGACTATCTGTATCTTCTCCTTTTTAGAGTTGAGTTCCTCTTCATACTGATAGTTTGTTATAGATTGAACAGGATTTGCCGATACTAAAACAGAGCCATTAAAGTAACTAACTGAAAAGTTAGATGGTACTACCTTACCTGCAGGTACAATAATATTATTTGTAGAATCCCTAAGTTCTGTAGTTATATGATGTTTAGTTGACAAAGGACCTCGATTAGGTTCAGTATCAGTTGGTGTATACTTCTCAGTAACATACTCTTCTAATTGTTTTTGAGTTCTAGGCCACTGATCGTGATAGTTAACTATATCGTTGATGATAAGTATAGTCCAGTTATAAAAAGGATTCTTATATAAATGTAGTGCAATATCTTCTGGTCTCTCACCATTCTGAACAATATATTCATCAAACATGGTGAGTGATGTTTTATATTCTTCTATAATCTCAGCTCTTCGCCACAAATTTTTTGCAACAAGAAAGTTCTGGTCTATCTGTGAGTTTCCAAAATTGTATAATAGATCTGGTAATTGCTTTAACATTAGAATACTATCTCAGGTTGATTATCTGTAAGTGATGATTTGTTAAATCCACCTGCATCACCTCTACCAGTACGCTTTCTAGCACCTTCAAAGTCCACACGTGTAAGTGCAGTTGTCTCCATGAAGTGTAAGGTAACGGTAACTAAAGGAATAGATCCATCAAATACTGTCTGGAATTTACTCATTGGAGTTGTGTTTACGGACATTGATGTCAATGCACATAGTTTAGTTTTAGGCATCATAGGATGTTGTATGGGATCTCCAATAACAGGATCCCTTCTTCCATTTTCACTAGGATCGACAGGAACAAATCTAGGTTCTAATACAAATACGTCTGGGAATGTAAGGGTAACTGCACTACCTCTACCATTCCTCGAACCAGGATGCATACCACGTTTGAACCATTCAATAATAGTCTGGATTTGTTCTGATTCAGTTGCATCTCTCGAAGCAAAGGCAAGAGTGAAATCAAATTTCCTCATATCCATAGACTGAAACATCTGAATAGCATTCTCATTTGGTGCAAGACCAGCTAATCCAGCAATATTTTTCATGTTTACTTCACCATTTACACCATATGGGTTAGTTGCAAAGGCAGCTCCACCTGCTATTTTCTGAGCATAATCTGCAGGATTTGCTCCAATACTACTCAATATGTTACCACTACCGCCTTGACCTAATTGACCTCCAAGTTTACTTAGTCCAGCCTGCAGTAATCCACCAGCAGCACCACCAGCAACTGTTAACATTGCAAATTGAGCCATACTATCTGCTGCTAGTGCTAGGGTTCCCATCTTAAATTTATTATTCCAATCAGCACCGTAACTATATTGATATTCATCTGGCATAGCCACATTCAATTGACTTGCTTGTAAGCCCGCTTCTCTTTTTTCTAATTTCTCACTCTTATCTCCTAATAATCTATTAAGAGTTGTTGTTTTTCCATTTGGAAGTATAATTTCTTCATCGCCTTGACTTATTTCTGTTATCTTAGGATTAGATCTATTATTTGGTCTACCACTGTTAATTCGTTCGTTCTGGCCTATTGCAGGTTGGTCAATATCATTACCAATAGAACCATACAAACCTGCAGCTGTATTACTAACCCCCGATACTAAGTTCTTTAATCCAACTGGGTTGTTACCAGACCTTTGTAAAGATCCGAGTGCATCGTTTTGATTTGTGGCTACCTTCTTTAATCCCTCTTGGTACTCGTACTTCTTAATATTAAGAAACGAAGCATAAGGGATCGTAGATATCCCGAATGGATACTCTAGGGACTCAGGGATTTGTACTGTATTGTTTTCAGCCATTATCTATTACGATGGAATTTTTCTATGGGTAGTTGACTTAACACTGGCACTTCGTTTTCTTGAACCTCAAAGAAAATGCGGTCTGCATTCTTCGGAATATAATAATGTAGAGTAGACGCAGGAAACTTTTTATTATTTATAGCACGTAATCGAGCATTTTTATTAAGGTAATGTATGTTTGCACCCAATATATTACCTTTTTTCATTTCTACTATATGAATTAGAGGGAATTCATCCCATTCTCTTAGCTGATCTTTGAATTTAGGCTCATACTCAAAGGCATACCACTTACCTTCTGATGGATTATCTGTGGAGTCATCATATAATATATTGAATACTTCGTCTCGTAATTTAGATCTAGTAATTCTTTTTCCTTTTAGGTCTTGCACTAAACTGTCGAATCTGGAGTTCGTGCTCTGTGATGATTTTGAATTCCCAGAGTCTGTCTCTGCAGAACTCCTCTGCTGCAGTCCACTTTGCTGTGTTGGTGGCATAGGTTTGTACCTCCGTTATGTAACGTTTGGTTTTCCTTTGTTGTTTCTGTGGAGGAGCAACCTGTTTTGCAGGTTTTACCTCTACCAGATACGATTGTATCTTTCCATCTATCTCTTTAATTTTGCAATAGAAGTCGGGAAAATATCGTCGCCACTTCTTTGCAACTGGATCTTTATATGGTATAATAAATTCTTCGCTAGACCATTCAAGTACAGTGGTATTAGTATCACACCATTCCATGAATTGTCTTTCCCAGAGAGACCTAAACACCACTTGTGTAGGATCTCCTTTATATTTTCGGTAATTTCTTACCTTATATTTGCCTTTGTAAGCCATGATAAATAAAGATGGTCACACCATATTTAATATTTATGCCAAGAGCTATTGGAATACAAGAGTTTAAAGAAAGGATCTTAACTAGATCTGGTGGTATATCTTCTTCTAACCTTTATCAATTTAGTATTGATGCAGGTTCGCAAGGTGGTATGAGACAGTATCTGGCCGATAATAATTTTACTGGTACTGATACTGGAGATGACATTGTTAATTTGAATCTTCTATGTAATGAAATTCAATTACCTGGTGTCACATACTCATCACATGATTTAACTCAACCTAAAAAAGGTATAACTCAAAAGATGGCTACATCTAAAGTTTTTAATGAACTTGATGTCAGTTTCTATTGTGATGCTGAATCAATGCCATTAATCTTCTTTAGATCATGGCAAGATTATATTATGGGTGGATTGGAAAATCCACAAGCTGCGTACAGTGAAAGTAATACTCTCTCGAAGTACGCACACCAAGCATACGCACAAAGATACTATCATTCTTATACTTGTGATATACTTATACATAAGTTAGAAAAATATGGTATTGATAAATTTGATTTCGACTCATACGATGATTTGGGTAGAAAGAAAGACTATAAAGTAGGATTTCATGCGAGACTTGCTAAAGCGTATCCTTATACCGTATCATCAATACCATACTCAGCTGGAGCTGCACAACTTGTAAAAGTTACTGTTGGTTTCTACTATGAGTACAGTCATTTAATTCAAGCATCTACTGAATAAATTATGCCATTACCTGAAATTGTTACGCCAACTTATACGTTGACGGTGCCCTCTAGTAAAAAGAAAATAAAATACCGTCCGTTCCTTGTCAAGGAGCAGAAAACTTTAATCATTGCTATGGAATCTCAAGATCAAGAACAGATCTTGGATGCAATCAAAACTATACTCTCAAACTGTATCCTCACTGCAAAAGTGAATATAGAGGATATGGCTTTGTTTGACATAGAATATATTTTCTTACAAGTCCGTGCAAGATCAATCAGTGAAGAGATTGAGATGAAAGTACGATGCCCTGATGATGGAGAGACAGAAGTTAATATATCATTCATGGTAGATGATGTTAAAGTCTTCTTCCCTAAAGGACATAAGAATGTTCTTAAGTTGACTGATGATATTACTTTAGAGATGAAGTATCCAAACTTAGAATACTTTACTAAGGTTAATTTCGCTAAAGAAAAGGTAGATGCCTATGATTTAGTTGCTCAATGTATTAAGAGAGTATATGTTGGCACTGAGGATAGTGGGGAGTTTACTTTCAAAGAAGCTAGAGATTGGGTAGAGGGATTAACCAACGCTCAGTTCTCAATGATACAGAAGTTTTTCAATACCATGCCAACTCTTAGACATACACTTAAGGTTACGAACCCTAAGACTAAGAAGGTGAATGAGATTAAAATAGAAGGTCTAGCAGATTTTTTCGCATAGCCCTCTTCCATGAGGGCTTGATGACTTTCTATCAAACCAATTTTTCTCTGGTTCAACACCATAAATATAGCTTGACAGATATTGACAATATGATTCCTTGGGAACGAGATGTCTATGTTAACCTGTTATCTGCTCACCTCCAAAAGGAAAGGGAGCGAATAGAAGAGCAACGTCGTAGTCGCTAATGTCTAAATCAAAAGAACAGTTACAACAAGCAGTCCTAGACGTAGGGGAACAATTTGCAGCCTCGATGGATACGTTGTTAGACACTGAGCTCAGATATTTAAAGTACTTAAGAGATAGAAAGAGATTTCATATTGGTGTAAGAAATATAATATCTAATAGATTAGGATCAGGACAACTCCCACCTGATGATCCAAAACCAACTAGAACGAGAAGAAATCCAAGAAGACCGAACGGAGGTGGTGTTGGCGTTCCTATACCTGTTCCTATCTTCGTACCAGAAAGACAGTACGAACAGGAAGAACCTGATCAAGAACCTATTGATGTTATTATACCAGAAAAAGAACCACAAAATCAGGATGAAGGTGCGAATGATATAAAAGATTTTGACAGGGAACCAGTAAAGGAGCCAGTCTTCCCTGAGATAGAAGTACTCATTCCTGAGAATACAAATGAAGATATTACAGAACCAGGTGGAGGGTTAGTAACAGTTCCGAATGGTGATACTGGCCAAGTATTTGACGGTCCTCTTGATGAGATTTATGCTTATGAAGGACTTGGTAATTTTTTCAGTGCTGAAAATTTAAACAATATTTGGGATAACACATTAAGCACTGCAACATCATTTGGAGAATTTATTCAAAAAGTTGGAGCATTGCCTTTTGCTTTTGGT